CTCCATTTACGGTGACTGTATTTTTTGTTGTTGTAACATTAACTGAAGTCATGATGTGTATCCTTCGCTTACAAATATAGTACCCTCTAAATAATATTCTTTTAGCCCTGAAGGATCAATTAGTAAAACATCGTATTTTAAAATATCAGGACTAAAAGTTGCTGTCTGTGTGTCTGTTAATGCTATAGAGACAGAGCCAGCAGAACGATCAGTATAAGTTGTTGTGAAATCTGCAAATTTTGTGGTGCGTGTTTCTTCCCAAACCTGTGCTTCTACTGTATAACCAGTTAAGTTTATAGCTGCGTTATTGCCATCCTTAAATAACAAGGGGATACTATGATCTGACCTACGTTGTAACGTAAAGTTATAGATACCAGGTTGAATTGCCATTAGTTGTAAGGTGAACTACCTAAAATATCAGTCTTCCATTGTGCTTTCAGAGCATCTGTATCACTAGCAGCAGCTATGCCAGAGTCAGCAGGAGCATCTCTAAGTGCCTGTTTTTTAGCTGCTATGTCAGTTGTATTTGATCCCGCTTCTAATGCTTTTGTAAACTCAACATCAAGTTCCTGCAATTTTGGTATTCTTGCATTTCTTATGTAAGCTTTATGAATTTCTCTGGCTTTTGCCATGTCTACACCAAATCCCATAATTTACTCCGTATAAGTCCAAGCATCTCTAAAACTCCTATCAGTAGGAATAACAGACTTATCTACAATATACGATGTTTTACCAGAAGGTACATCTTTTGCTTGTATTTGTTCAACAGTTAAGTTGCAATTATCTGCTGGTATAATTATTGCAACTATTCCATCATCTTGCGTATATATAATTCGTTTATCTGAATTAGCCATAATAAGAATTATTTATTTTATTTTACGCTAAATCTCCAAAAACGGCAGCACTCATAAAGCTTGCATCTTCAAAATTGCTAAAACTACTTGTACTACCACTTGACTGTAGTTTAAATGAGGTAGTTGTTGAAGGGAAAAAACCCATAACATTGTCATTCTGACTTCCTTGTGAACCACCACCAACTACACAATATAAATTATTAGTCATTGTTATAGACATATTAGCTGTATATTTACCAGCACTGTTATCGGTTACTGAAGTGACATTAAAAGAATCTTTTATACCGCCATTAGCCACAGTAAACGGTGATGTACCATGTGTTCCATTAAAATGCACCCATGCCTTTGCTCTACCTTGTGCTAACTCTGCTGGTGTAGAAGCATTATTACCATTCGTGTCCTTTATTGTAGTCAACTTACTATCGCCACTAACAGTAAGAGCCGTAAGCGTACCAACAGAAGTAAGACTTGAAGCTGTTACTCCAGAAGCTAAGGTATTACTTGTAAGGGTAGAAGCAGAAACCGCACTGAAAGATAAATTACCACTGGCATCTGTTTTTAAAAACTGACCATCTGCAATACTTCCAGGTAATGTTAATGTTAAATTATTAGAAAGTGTAGCAGGTGACTTTAAGGCGACATAATTACTGCTATCGTTATCAGAAAATCTTATTGCATTGGCTAAATTAAGAGTTATACCATTAGCATCAAATACTATTTGTTCTTCATCTGCACATCCAAATCCCATTTGATCTGCAGCTTTTCTAAATAAACCTAAGTTTTCATCTGTAGCAAAGCTTATAGCAGGAGCAGTTGCACTATTAGAATCATCAGCCAAAAACTGACCTGTCATCGGTGCAGTCGTACCACCTGATCTAGGAAGTAAACCTAAATTTGCTGAATTTATATTTCCTACAGTTGTAAATTGATCACTAGAATTTCTTATCTTTAAAGTATTTGTATCACTTCTTAAAAACCACATTCCTGTGACACATTGACTATCGGCTAGATCAGAACCCTTAGAATTATTAGATTGAATAGCCCCAAAAACAGCGTTCAGATCTATACGAACATTAGCTCCCGAAGCATTTTCGATATTATAATTTGCAACATCAGACATAGTTAAGTACTACTTTTTTTCATTTTACCCTCCCTTGCCAAAACCTGCCGCAGTGTAGGTAAAGTTTCTATCAATACTAGCATTACTTGAGTTTTTAAAATGCACTGTAAAACCAGTTCCAGATATATTACTAAGTACAAAATAATCACCCGTTGCCATATTTTGTGGAGAAATATTAACAGAAGGTAAGAAATTGTTGAGATTACCTAATCCTGACGTGCCAACAAAAAATGGTTTTGTAAAAGTAACCGCTTTTGCTCCTGCTCCAGATGCTATAACAGAAGATTGTTCTTCTCTTGCAAGCATAGTTGCTTTATAACCTGCTTGTTGTAAGTTCATATTCTGAGCCGTATCTGTTGTTGTAAGCTGTATTTTAAATCTAAAACCTCTACCTTTAACACTTCCACTTGCTATGTCATTTAATTGTCTAAATTTATTTGAAATAGTACAGTTAGCGGCAGAACTTGTTACGTTAAATTGATTATTAGATACAACTTGAAATGTTGTTGTATTAAAAACTTGATTAATAACATAATCACGATCCATGTCAGGGAAATTTGTACCCAAACCATCAGTAATAGATAAAAATATTGTATCTCCAACCGCTAAATTATGAGCTATCGCATTTCCATTTGAATCAACTCTTTGAATCGCAATTCCACCTTTATTAGTTCCTGGAAGACCTGTCAATATATATTTAGCTGTTAAAGCTTGCGTAGGATCTAAGTCTGTTGTTGCTACTTGCATTTTTGCATTTGCATTAGGAGCTTCAGTCCCATCAAAATTTAACCATGTATCTATTTTTTCTGTCCTACTGTCAAAATTAACACCCGAATAAAACCCAACCCCTTGAAAATGCCTTTGTAGATTAATAGTAAAAATACCACCAAGATCAAGAGAATTTACAAAATGATATTCACCAGTACTGTTATTTACTGGATTTGTAAGAATTAATCCACCTTGAGTATTATCATAATTTACAAATGCTTTATTACCGTTATAGGGTGTTGAGTCTGTATCTTCCCTATCTTCTTTAACAGTAACAGAATCAATAATATCAACTAATGATGAAGTAACCTTTGCCACAGTTTCACTAAAATTACCAGTATCATCTTGAAATTTTAGAAGGTATGTTCCTGTTAGTGCAGGACAAATTACTTCATTTGCATTTCCAGGTACAGCTTCTACAACATCTTGTGCTGACTGAAAAGTGGCAAGCGTTTCACTTAAATTGGAATGTCTTACATATACTCGACCACCATGCAAAACATCAACAGAAGTTGACTGTTGGAATCTTAATCTTAAAAGTTGCTCATTAATAGGTTCAATCGTTAAACCAGTAACATTATCAGGACTACCAGATTTACCTAAAGTCTGGATCGTTCCAGTGACAGGATTAGTTGATAATTTACCAGAAGCATTGTAAGAATAAACTTCAACATCTACACTTCCTTTTTTAGTGTCCATAATCTCAAAATCATTACTAAAAACTTCCTGTGTTATAAAATTATCTGCATTACCATCTTCAGAAACCATTCGATAATTTAATTGGTAAGATGATGCACCTTGGGGTTTTTCGTAAACACTTCCATCAGTTGCAAAAAAAGTTTCTGTAGGCTGTTTCCAACTAATCAATAATCTACTTCTAGCAATTCCATTAATAACAATCGTTGTTTCTGTAGCAGTTAAATTACTTGGAGAATTAACAGGATTATTTAAAAGCGATATATTTCTGGTAGGTAAAGGCTCTCCCTTTTCTATAAAATCATATTTGCCTTGAACATAAGTTAAAGCAGTAATGACATAATTAATATCATCCTGTTCTTCTACCTGTATAACTCTAAATTGTTGAGTTGCAAGTGTAGTGCTGGATATTAAATAAGGAGAATTAACATTTGGTGCTGCTGAAAGAGCCGAATCCAAGGTTAAAACACCTGAAGATTCTGCGTCTATAGTTCTTGTCTCAACTGTTCCATCGGGTAAAATTACTGAAATAGTAGGTGAATTAGGCAAACCAGGGCCAGATATATTACCTTGACCATCGGTATGTGTTAAAAGAGTTGAAGTTGCTGCATCAATAGTAATAGAGCCAGTAGTTGCTGCTACAACACGACCACCTCTTCTAGCTCCTGCTCTTACTGGATCGTTTATTTCTATAACCGCACCTGGTCTAACTAACATTCCAGAATCTATTGAAGTTGTAAAAGTAACTGTTTCGCTTTCGTTTTGTTCTGCAAATAATATTGCCCTTCCAAGTCTTGCAGCTTGCCCACGAGAAGTACAGGCAAATGCTTTTACTTGTTTTACTATCGTTCCAAGCTTTGCTATTGCTGCATCATCCTCTACAACTTCAAAGTCTATTTCTTTAGAATCCATATTAAAATAACTAACAGAAATAACAGAATGACGTTGCTTTAAACTACTGCCCTGATAATTAAATCCCCCTTCTCCTACATTGGCTAAATTAAATAAATAACTGGCATTTTTTTCCTCGTCTTGTGAAATATTTATAGTTCCTGCTGACCATATCGGCATACATCTCATAACACCTGCTAACTCATTTATTGCTGTATATGCTTCTTTCGGACTTTGTATATTTACATTACAACTAAATCTAGCTTCTTTAGTTCCAGCAGGAGTACCATCTGGTACTAATTCATTTGAATATCTGGAGGCCGCAAAGAAACTAAATAGATCAATATTAGAATAAGTTGTAGAGTCGTTTGTCTGATCCGCAGCGATGTGATCTCCTAATCCATATCTTTTTGTTATTAACAAATCAAGCAATATCATAGCTGGACAACTACACCACTTTGCACTTTGCATCGTTCCATTAAAAATGTAGTTAGGTGGATAGATTATTCTTCCAGTTTGAAGATCAACAGTAGGAGTACCAGAATTGTTAGCACCCGCACCTGGTATTCTTACTTTTATTCCTCGAACTCGAAAACTTCTTTTTGGAATTGAGTTAAATATTTTACTGTCTACTCGTAAACCTACATAAGCACTGTTGTTATAAGTGTTAGTAGTTTCTATGACTTCCTGTATAAAAGAAAATTTAAACTCATCTCTTAAAAAACCAGCAGCACTAGCATCAGGAGTAATTCTTTCAACTTTTATATTTACAGGAATGTTAAGAGGATCACCAGAAGCATTAACCATTTCAAGTCTATGATCTCTTGAATAGGAATCAGCAGTTCTACCCGTTACTGATGTATTAACCCTTTCTGTATAAACAGATTCCCCACTACCTTGAACAGAAATTTTGTATCTGACAGTAGATCCATGTATGTCTCCGTTATCTTCTGATTTCTGAATCTGTGCCCAAGTCAAGGTGACTATTACAGCATCACATTGATTATTTACTGCTTTGACTACACCACTTCCTGACTGAAGAACATCTGCGGTACTTACAGCTTCGGGTCTACGAGGCTCATTTGGTATGCCTGTCATTATAGATTGAGTCCCTAAACCAAATCTGGCTTTGAAAGTAACATCTTGAAAATTAAAATCACTATTGGCAGGATTAGTATTATCGGCACTCTGATTTAAAATTGGAGTATCATTTAGAAAAACATCCTTTAATGCAGCATTGTTATAAGCAGTAGATTCTCTATCAGTAATTCCTGCTTTTGAAGGAGTAGCAAAACCTTCAATTTCACCTTCAGAAATTAAATCTTGAACAGTAGCGAACTGTCTGCTATGTAATGTATCTGGAGCACGAAATGGTTTTCGGGGAGGAGGAGGGCCACCAGCACCTCTGATAATCTTAGGATTTTTAGTCATGCTTCCACCTGATTAGTATCAATACCTGCACTTATTACAACACTTCCTGTAACTATTTCACCATAAACTATTGGAACGGGAGTACCTGCTCTTGATGTATTTTGAAGCCCACTAAAACTAAAAGATAATCGTGGATCTTCTTCTGAATTAAAGTCTTGTGGTTGAGGTAAAGGAAATAATAAGTCAGAGACACCATTAAAAACTAAAGAAGCACCAACATATGCCATACCTTTAGTTAATAGTCCAACATTTGCTAAAGATCCTAATTTTATTCCTTGCATTAAACTTAAGCCACTACCTGCTGGCATAAAAAATGCAGCACCTATTAATGCAGCACCTAATAATATTCTTCCAAATCCTCTACCTGCACCCGTTATAGCTGGTACAAAATGTATATCTTCTTTACCTACAGGGTAATGTATTTCATCTTTATCAATATCATAATTACCAACTTTAACTTGATAATATTTAGGACTCATATACTTTTCTAATTTTGGAAAGTTATTAAGTAAAAAACTTACAGCCTGTCCTACACTATTGACTTCTACCTTAAATTCTTCATGACCTATAAATTCAGCTAATTTGCCATACAGTTTTACTTTACGAAGCATAGCGATACCTCTTTCCTGTACATTTTAACAACCATTCAGAGTAAGGTTCTCTACAAGATAGTCTATCTGTTAAATGATGAATAACATCACCATCAAAAAATAATGCTACATGATTTAAACTTGGGTGCATTATAGACATTAGTAGAACATCTCCATTCTCTAATCTTTCATCATTTCTAAGTTCTCTAAAACCAGTTCTCCACGCACAACTTTCAAATAATGGATTTTTAAGGAACTCTTCTGGTGTTATTGGTCTATCCCAATCTTTAAGTTCTATATTTTTCTCTTCTTTATACCAATCTCTTACTAAACTCCAACAATCAGTAACACCCCAAACCCATTGCCTACCTAATAAAGGTGGTTTATATCCTGATGGCTCTAAATAAGCCCATTGTTTTGTTGTTGGATTGACAATATACCAAGGCAATCCACTATCTTCACAACTAATTTTGTCTGCTTGACTAGGTGTTGGAGGATTTATTGGATGACTATGAAAAATAGCTATAATCTCACCTGTCTTATCTGCTTTAATATAATCTTCTGGATCAAGAATAAAACATTGATGATCTGTTATCGCAAGATTACGACAAGGAAAGTATTTTTGTTTGCCTCGTATATTTAATACAAGTCCTACCGCTTCTTTTGGATTTTGGTCTTTCGCATGAACCAACGCATCATTTTGCCAAGTCATTGTGAAAACGTACCAATGCCTGGAAAATCTTTTCTTGTACATTGTCTTTTCGGTATTCTTATTCCTGCAAGATCTGTGGGTGCTGCAAGTTCAAATTCAACAACTTCTCTATTTTCTGCGGATTTACGATCTATTGAATATATTTCTCTTGGAAATTCTGCTGTAGGATCAGCATTTGGATTTTGTCCATCAGCAAAATTAGCAGCATCAATAAATTTAGCTAATGTTCTAATTCTTGTTACCTTCGCTCCAGTTAAATCATTACCTGTTGTTGTTTGATTGACAGTAAGTAATATTGACGAAATTAATCCTGTGGCATTACTTACAACAAGCTTTGGTCTAGGTAACTGTCCTTTTTGAAAAGCAAAACCTGATGCCTGTATAGGAAACCTAAGATAATCTACATTTTGCCATTTAATTTTATTGTTAGCATTTAAACTGCTGCCCGAATGAAAGTAATAAATATCAACACTTTGAGCCGTCCATGTGACTTGATTATCTGTTACTGTTTGACCGATAGAAGCAGAACCAAAAGCACTAGGTTGACTACTACCACTTCTACCTGCCACTGTGCATTTAAAAACAACACCTACATTAGATAAGGCAGAATCAACTATATTACCAACTGTATAAGCTTTATTTGCCTCCCAAGCGTCATAATGCAGTTTATTTTGTAATGTCAAAGTAAATAATTCAATAACAGCAGATGGATTTATGGACTGAATATCACTGAAGGTGCTACTAAAAGAAACATATTGAACATTATTATCATAAACAGTTTCACCTACTGTACTTACCCAATTCGGCTCACTACTACCTGTTCTTCCTGCTGTCGTTACCCGAAAGAATAAACCGTCTTTTCTTCTTGCTGCTGTAGGAACTACAACTTCATTTAAATCTACGAGATCATTAGCGGACCAAACAGTTGTCATTATGTTGCAGGTTCAAATACTTCTCTAAAAGTTGCTTGTATTGTAGCTCTATTATTGTATGGTATTGATTTGCTCCATGTTTCGCAAACGAATTGAGATGAACTGACTTCCCCTGGAGGAGTAAAAGTAAAGCTGGCACTATCATTCGCTCTATTATCTAAAAATGTTTCTATGGTATCTGATTCTGTTTCTGAAACATTAAAAGTAAGGTTAAATACTTTTGGATTTTGATGTTGAGCTAATCCAAATAATATTCTGTGTTCATATCCGTCAGCAAAACGTACTGTTCTAGTATTTGGTGCGGATCTTTTTTGTTGTCCGTATGTAGGTTTTATATTTACATCATTATCAAAATTAGGCACTGTCATTATGCAAGTAATCCTCCAGGTCTTTTCTGTTGTATTAATTCAGATTGTACCGCAACTGAAATAAGGCGACCAAGTTCTCTACCTTGCTGCTCATCACCTTCAACAGAAGAACCAGAGGCATCTACATTTACGACAATATTTGTAGAACCACCAAGAACATGGTTTGGTGTAATCATTCCTGAGACTCCAGGTGTAAATAGTTCTGGCCCACGTTCTCCTACTAAATGAGTTCGACCAGCTTTAGCCATGCCCCCATCAGCCAATTTAGGTAATACAAATGAATTATCTATAGCATCATTAACTGAAGGAGTAAATACACTACTAGAACCACCGCTAAATAATGATTGTCCAAACATTCCTAAAATACTTCTTTGCAGTTGATTTGCTGCCATTTTTGCAGCAGTATCAAGAAAATGATCTGCAATCTTATTTAACATATTTCTAAATGCTTCTTGCACTGTCATTGTTCCTTTTATTACACCTTTGAATGATTCTTCAAAAGAACTAGAAATAGATTTTGATAATTCAACAAGTTGAAACCCTGTATCATTTAATTGAATCATTTCAATATCTAGTTTTTCTATTTCATCATTTACTAATCTCATACCTAAAGCAAGACCGCTTGTTGCTTTAACTAATCTTTCAATCTTTTCAATTTCATTTTCTCTCGCAGGTCTATTTACAAGTTCTTCATAAGCTCTTATTTCATCATTAACCTTTTTTCGGACTCTTATCTCTTCTCTTGCATTAAAACCAACTGCTTTATTTAATTCTATTTCATGTTCTTTTTCTTTGTTAAAAAACTCTTGTGCAATCGTATTATTAATTATCTGATTACCTAAATTAATTAAATCTTTTGCGTCTTGTTTTAAATTAGATAAATTACCTTTATTCATTTCACTAAACATAAGCTCTTGAAAGCCTTTAGGATTTTCAATTTTTCTAATTGTTTCTGCTAATTCCTTTGCATTTAAACCAGTTCTTGAGCCAGTTACACCACCAAAATTACCCACATTTGGATCACTTAATATACCCTTAAGCTCGCCTGTCAGATTTCTAGGCAATAAATCGGCCAAAGCTTTTGTAACACCAAGAAATTGATTAACTCTTGCCAATCCAGCTTGAAATTGTAGAAACACTTGAGTCAAACTTGTTTGTATCTCTCTTGTCTCATCTCCATAAGACTTCAAAGCAGAAACTCCTTGTTCTCCAACTACACTAGTGGTTTGTTTTACTGCTTCTGCAAACGCAGCTTGTTTTCCTTCTGCCTGTTCTAATAATTTTACTCTTTGACCAAAAGCATTATTTGTATTACCTAAAGCTTCTACTAAGACATTTGCATCTTTAGTTAAATCGCCTAAAGCATCTCCTGTCTTTTTAGTAGCTTGCACTAAAACATCAACTTGTTTACCTAACTGTGTACCAACAATAGAAAGACCAAATCCTAATCCACCACCTAAAAATCCACCAGCAATACCACCAATACCACCACCGACTGATGCACCAATGCCTTGACCAAATAACAGAGGAAAACCACCACCAATTAAACCACTACTAAGAGCATTTCTTCTTCTACTAGCAAAGCCACCAGGTTCAAAAAACATTCCTCCTTGTTGAAATTGCCTATTTTGACCAAAGGTTCGATTAAAAAAGTTTTCTCCTGCCATTGCTTGTCGAGGACCAGCAGGTCTTGAAGTTTGATTTGGTGTATCTTGTATTATTGGAGAACGAAGTTGAGTCTCCATTTCTTTTATTCTTGCAGTAACTTGCTTAAACCTATCGCTTGTTCTATCTAATCTTGCTTCAAGAAACCTCAACATACTCACATAATCATTTATAGCTTCCCTAGTATTTGTTGGCCTAAATGCCATTAAATCTTCAAAGGTAGTACCTCTTGCCATTGGAATAGCACCACCTAGATTATTTGCAGTGCTTGCTGCAATTCTGCTAAATTCTTTTATTTCTTTAAATCGTGCAGTAAAATCAGCTTTTTGAATACCTTGTGTTAAGACATTATATTCTCCACTAAATAGTTTTGTATTTGTTCTGGCATCTCGTAAAGCTGCCGAAAAACCTCTAATCTCACTTGCATTATTATTGATTTGTTTCGTATTATTTACAAACGCATTGTTAGTAACAATTACTTCATTTCTTATTTGTGCAAGTCTATCTTTAAATTTTCTAAGTAATTCTGAAGAACCACCTTTGATTTCTGGTAATAATTGTTTTGATCTTATAGATTTAGCTGTATTTTCTACCTCTTTTAATTGTGTTTGTAATCTTTTAAGCTGTTGAGTCTGAGTCCTGACATTAATATTAATTCCGTATTCTGCTGCCACTTACTCGACCCAATAAATTATTCCTATCTTACCTCCTTCTGGGTTTCATGGCTTGTTTT